ACATTTGTGCAGGCCAGTTGTTATGTTGTTCTAACCACTGTTGACCTACTGTTTCATCTTCAACCCCATTAGCATTTAACATTTTATCATTATCCATAGTTAACACTTGGATAACTTTTCCGTTAGCTCCTAATTTTGCAAAATGTGCCATAATGTTTCTCCTTATATATTAAAATTAATCACCATTCAACTATTGAAATTTATACCTTATTATTACTACACCAGAGCCACCATTACCACCTCCGTAAGGATGTCCAGATCCACCACCACCTCCACCACCAGTGTTAGCTGTTCCTGGATTTCCATTTCCTGCTGGACCAGTGGGTGCTCCACCACCTCCACCTGATCCACCACTACCAGTAATACCACCGCCACCACCGCCAGCATAAACTGTTGGACTTCCTGAAATACTTGTTGTTGCACCAGCTCCACCATCAGCAGCACTAGCAACAGTTCCACCAGGTCCTGGACCTTTGCCTGGAGCTGTTGCTCCACCACCTCCACCACCTGGGTTTGCTGGGGGTGCATTTGCTGCTTGAGCATCCGCACCTGGATTACCTTGTGAAGGAGATACAGGAGGTGTGTTCCCTTCTCCTTTAACATTTTCAGTGGCAGCTCCACCGCCAGCTCCACCACCTGATCCACCACTATCTGAAGAAGAGCACAATGATACATCATCATCTCTTCCTGATCCACCACCGGCAGATGTGATTGTTGAAAATACTGAATTGTTTCCTTTAGTCGCTCTGTTTGCTGGTGGAGCTGGTTGACCTGCACCGCCACCACCAACTGTAATTGGAAAACCTGTTGCTGTAACTGTAATAGTTCCAGCTCCATCTAAAGGACTAGCTGTATAAGGTGTAACGCTACTTTTTTGTTCTCTAAAACCTCCGGCTCCACCACCGCCACCTCTAGATGCGCCACCGCCACCTCCGCCTGCTACTACCATATATGAAACTGCGTTGTTATCATCAACATTTGAAATTGCTGAAACACAAAATGTACCTGGACTTGTGAATGTATGAATTCTACAATTACCAGAATCAGCAGTTGTTCCTCCTGTTGCTGATATAAAAGTTGATTGTACGTCTGTGCTATTTCCAGTGTTAGTTACTATCCAACCTTTTGTTGCATCTGCATAAATTAAAGTTGCTCCCACTCCTTCTGTGTTCATAGTAAGATTTGAAGCTGCTCCCTCTATGTTTGAACTATTTCTACCAACTGTTAAATTTGTAGTATCAAAAGTATTTGCATAGTCCGCTAATGATACAATATCTCCAGCTGAAGGTGATGCTGGTAGTGTTAGCGTAAAAGCTCCACTTGAAGTATCACAAAAATACCCTTCACCAGATACAGCTGTAAAGTTTGCAGTTTTAATTGATGTTTGCCAATTAACAGTTCCATTTCTACCAAACCCTGTTTGTGTTCCAGAATTTGTTATTGTTGCACCAGCAGGAATTGTAATAGTGTCTCCACTATCTCCTAACTGAACTGTACCACAATTTGTTCTTGGACTAATTTTATTTACTTTTACTTCACTCATAATTATGCAATTTTATACCTTATTATTACTATTCCAGAACCACCATTTTTTCCAGGTGCATTATCACCCATTGCACCGCCACCACCACCGCCAGTATTGTCTGTTCCATTTGTGTTAGTTGTACCACCAGCTGGAAAAGGACCAAAACTTCCTTGACCACCACCGCCAGTTCCACCAGCATTTGTAGGACCAGCACCACCACACCAACCTCCACCACCGCCACCGCCAGCGAAAGCTGTTGGAGTTCCATTAATAGATGTTGTTGCTCCAGTTCCTTTTGTAGGAGCATCTGGGTTTCCTCCCGGAACGCTAACTGCACTATATCCTGCTACAGTTGCTCCACCGCCTTGGCCTCCACCATAACCACCTGGAGCTCCTCCTCCACCTGGAAATCCTTGATTAGGAGTTACGGGAGGTGTATTTCCTGCTCCAAGAGCACCACCTCCATTAGGGCCACCGCCCCCACCTCCACCAGAGCCACCGTCTCCAGCAGCGCTTCCTGTATTTGGTGAACCTCCTGGTCCTGATTTACCACCAAAACCACCTCCAGCAGATGTTTTACTAAAAGCAGTTGAATTAACTCCTACTGTTCCATTATTAAAAACTGAACCACCAGCTCCGCCACCTCCAACTACAATTGGAAAAGCTGTTGCTGTGACTGTAACTCTATTTGGAGCACTTGGTTGACCATCTAAAGGACTAGCAGTATATGGTGTTACTGGAGATTTTACTTCTCTAAAACCACCAGCACCTCCGCCACCACCGCCTCCGGGACCACCAGGATTGTTGGCACTACCAGCTCCACCACCACCTCCGACTATCATATAAGAAATTTCATTATTTGCAGAAACATCTGAAATTCCAGAAACACAAAAAGTGCCAGGTCCTGTAAATGTATGAACTTTACACGCTCCACAATTAACAGTGGTTACTGTTCCACCTGTTGCTGTTATAAAAGATTGAGCTGCTTCTGTATCTTCTGCATTTTGAACGTTAATCCAACCTTTTGTTGAATCAACGTACACTAAAGTTAATGCTTGACCATCAACACTTAACGTTAAATCTCCTGCTATTCCTCCTATTTTTTCAGAACCATTAGGAGAAACTACAAAATTATGTGTGTTAAAATTTCTAGCATAATCAGAAAAAGCTACAATTGCTCCTGCTGATCCTGCTGGTAAATTTGCTGTTATAGAACCACTAGAATTTATAAAATATCCTTCACCACTAGCTGCAGTAAATGTAGATGTTTTAATTGATCCTGTTTGCCAATTAACAGAACCTTCTCTACCAAAACCTGTTTGCGATGCACCTGATGCTAACGCAATCGTATCACCACTAGCGCCAATAGTAATAGTATTACTATTCTCGTTAATGATGTTTTGACCACATTGGTTTTGTATGTTGTTTACTTTAATTGTACTTGTCATAATTATTGAAACCTATACCTTATTATTACTATACCAGAACCACCAGCGCCACCAGCATGTGAAGTAGGATGTGATCCACCTCCTCCACCACCAGTATTTGCAGTTCCAGCCGTTCCAGATGGATTTCCTGCAGCTCCACCACCACCAGCTCCTCCAGCTCCTTGGCCCGCTGCACCTGAACCACCGCCTCCACCACCTCTTGTTACAGGTGATGCTGTTATACAAGATGCAATACCCGGAGCTCCAGCTCCTCCTGTTGAAGGGGTTGCCGGAGATCCTGATGGAACCGCATCACCACCTGCTGCAGCTATACTACCACCAGCACCGCCCCCTTGCGTACAATGAGTTGATCCTTTTCCTCCTGGATTTCCTTGTGGAGGACTTACTGAAGGTGTGTTGCCAGTTCCTTGACTACAACCACCTGGATAATTAGGGTTAGTAGTATCAGACTGACCACCACCGCCACCTGAACCACCTGAACCACCGAGTTGAACAGGTGTATTTTGAGAACCACCTCCTCCGCCTCCAGCAGAAGAAATAGTTGAAAAACTTGAAGTTGAACCTTGTGCTCCTCTATTAGCTGCAAAACAAGGTGTTGAACCAGGACCGCCTCCACCAACTGCAATTGGAAAAGGAGTTGCTGTAATAGTTAAAGCTGATGCACCCAATGGTGCTAAAGGACCAGGTGCTGTTGTATAAGATCCCGATTGAGTTCCATTTGAAAATCTGTAGCCTCCTGCTCCACCGCCACCACCGTTGGATCCACCACCTCCTCCACCAGCAATAACTAAATAATCTACTTTATCATTTGTACCAAAACAACCTACAGAAGCAACACAAAAAGTTCCAGGTCCTGTGAATGTATGAATCTTAAAATTACCAGAACAAGTTACTGTTCCACCTGTTGCTGATATAAATGATTGAGATGCATCTTGATCTGAACCATCAATAAAAACTTGCCAACCTTCTGTTGCATCAACATAAATAAAAACTGCACCAGCATTATTTTTTGCTAAAGTAAAATCTGAAGCCGCACCTCTTATATTTGATCCATTTCTAGCAACTGTAATATTATTAGATCCAGCAGTTCCTTGATAATCTTTTATGGCTACAATATTTCCTGCTGATGGTGATGCTGGCAGTGTTGCAGTTATTACTCCACTATTTGTATCAACAAAAAACCCAGCTCCATTTGTAGCCGTAAAGTCTGTAGTCTTTTTAGTTGTGTTCCAATCTACAGTTCCTGTTCTACCAAAACCAGATTGACTAGCACCAGAGCCAAGAGTTACCGTATCACCAGATTCACCTAGTGTTAAAGTAGTTCCGCATTGTGGTGCAACTGTATTTACTTCTATTTTACTCATTAAACTATTACCAATGTTCCTGTTATTGTTTGTGTTCCAGTAATTGTAACTGGCCCTGCTAAAACTCCTGAATCTAATGTTTGATCTTGAGAAAGAGTTGACGCTTGATTCATTACAAAATCTTGTGCTGCCATTCCAGGGGAAGGCGTTCTATTTGCTGGCACAGTACAAAATACATCTTTTGTTCCTGCAGCAAAATCTATTTTAGAGGTATTACCTGCTGAATTTGATAGCACAGTGTCTCTTGAAAGCGTATCAGGAGAAGCATCAGTTACTGTACCAATACCTACTTCAAATTCTCCTGTTCCTGTATTTACGATAGCATAAAATGTTGAATTAGTAGTTCCAACTCCTGATACAAAAGAAATAAAATCCTGTGAAGCTCCAGCAAGATTCAATGTTCCTTGACCGGTAGTGGTAGTAGTTTCCTTTACCCTATCGTTTATTACAAACGCCATTTAATCTCCTAACTAATTCTAAGTATAGCAGCACTTGTAGTAAATGCAGGAAACTGAATTGTAAAAGTTCCAGCTGTAGCTGTTTTGTCTCCTCCAAAATCTAAAACTGCAACTGCTGTATTAGAATTTGATGTATTATAAATTAATGCACCTCTAGCAGTTAAAGTAACTCCTGTAAAAGATCTATCTGCAAAATCAACAATAGCGACGCTTGATGCTACTGAAGTTTGTTGTGATCCTTTTGCTAATTTTCCACCACCACTTGTGTATTGACCTGTATTACTTACTTGATGGTCTGTAGTAAATGAAGTTGTAGATTTACCTAAAGTTGCAGAGTTTGTGTAAAGTGCAATTTTAAATTGATCTCCAGATGTTTGTGTAAAGTTGTGTTTTGCTTCAAGCAATTCTTTTTTAAAAGAGTTTGCTATTGCGTTAGTAGTTATTGCCATAATTTGCTCCTATATTAAGGTGATGGTGACGCCACTTTTATTCTTGGAACACCATCATCATATTCAGCTCTTCTTCTTCTACCTGTTTGTTGTAGAACAAAAGAGTTTATTGCCTCATTATACATGTTTTTATATGTGTTGTACATATCCATCGGGCCTTTTAAAAATGAAAAAGCCTCTACTAACACTCCATAAAGGAGCATAGCGTCCTGATAAGTTGATAGATAGGTAGTATTCGTCGATGTAAAATGAGGCGGGTCAATGATATAATTTAGCTGTGTAGCGTAATTTATATTAGGAGTCGGAGCCACGACGATAGTATTATCGTCCCAATTAGCATAATATTTTGGTTGTCCTGTAGCCCCTGAACCATTGAATTCTGTGATAAAACTTGTATCCCGTTTTTCCATAAAGGTTCTTTCTGAAGTAATTGTCGTATCAGCAAAAACTTGTAAAGAACGGATAATTAAGAAGTCAGCTGGCGTTACTAGGTATCTTTTATTAGCTGTAAATGAAGACGTAGCGTATTTTCTAATATCATCATAATCTACTTTTCCTGCAACATCTAACTCCGTATTTCTTATAAATTGATCAATGAGAGTATCACTTAAAACATTACTATCTACTTCAGTGTAAGCTCTTACTTGTGTTTGAAAATCTGAATAAGTTATAGCCATTATGTAATGCTCACTGTTACATTACCGATTGCAGTTTCTGCAGAAAAACTTGTTAATGAAGTTCCTATAATATTATCACTAGAGGATGGTAACATGCTGAAACTGTTAAATTGTGGTAAATTATCTGGGTTGTTATTTATGTACAAAGTAAAACTTTTTGTTAAATCTGGTTTTTGTGGTCTTGCATCTAATAAAGCTTGTGGATCCGCACCATAAACTTTTGGTGTTAGTTGAGGATGTTTAGATTCAAATTCAGAGATATGAACAATAGATCCGTTCCATTCTTTTACCATTTCTGAATATGGAAATGCTTGACCAGAACGATCTGATATAGCTTGTGAATTTTTACCTTTTGCAAATCTTCCCATTAATTCCTCGTTGGATAGTAATTAGCTGGTGATATAAATACAGAAGTTCTTTGGCCATCTTCATCTAAAGCTCTTTTTAATTCATCTTCATAATACAATTTTAAGGATTGTGTTCTTTCAGGCGAGTATTTTTGAGATAGATAAAAAGCTAATCCTGAGATCATACAAGGTAAAAATCTAAAAGGTATATCTGGGTTGTTTGTATATGCTCCTGCATCCTCTATTCTATTTAAAGTGTAATAACAAAGATGTGTATAAGTAGATGCATCTGGTGTTAAATACAAAGTAATGGTAGGTGTTGTTTGTCTATCAACATAGTATTGTGATGGTTGACCTGTTGCACCTTTGTTAGGTAAAGCAGCGTATGTGGATCTATCTATTTTTGATAAAGTTACATCAGTTACATTTGTACCAGGCGCAGAAGCTGTTGAAACATATGCTTCTAACACATCGTTAGTTGAAGTTGGTGAAGTATAAGTTGCTGTACCAGCTGTTAATGCTTGAACTTGTTTTTCTACTTTCCAGAGATGAACACCTCTGTTTCCCCATTCTGAAAACAAAACATTTAAACCACGTCTTGCTTTTTTTAAATCATAACCAGAATTTGTTGAAAGGCCACATCTCTCGTACGCTTCTTCTACGATATCATCAATTGATAAATCGAATGCTGTAGTTCCTGATGTAGCCATTTTAACATATTCCTATTTTTTTCTTTTATTTTTTATTTTTCGAGCAGCCTCTGCAACGCCACCTTTCATCATCATAGGTTTTTTAGACATTCCACCGCCCATCATTTTACCAGCTTTTGCCATGGCTCCTTTTTTATAAGCCATAGGTTTTTTAGACATTCCACCGCCCATCATTTTGCCCATAGCCATTTTCTTTTTAGGTTTTATTTTATCCATTAAAACACTCCTTTAAAGTTGTTTCCTTT